GGTACGACTGCGAGGCTGCGGCCAAGGCTGCCGTGCTTAACAAGACAGTGCGCGTGCTGAAGGTGGCAGGCGGTAAAGCCGAGCTGCAGTTTAGCTACACGTCGGGCATGCTGATGATCCATCTCCCGTCAGGCCGCGCTCTGGTGTACTCCAAGCCACGCATCGAGACGGCGGACCTGAAGCGAGACAAGACTGACGGCACGAGCTTTACTGTTGCGCGGTCAGGGTCTCTCACATACGAGGGGATGGACCAGAAGACAAAGCAGTGGACCAGACTCTCGACCTACGGCGGCAAGCTGGTAGAGAACATCACTCAGGCTATCGCAAGAGACCTTCTTGCCGAGTCAATGCTTGCCCTTGATGACGAAGGTTACACCCAGCTCACGACCGTGCATGACGAGATCATCATGGAGGAATTGATTGACGGACCGAGGAACGTGAAGACAGCCGAGGAAGTGATGGGCCGACCGGTCTCATGGGCACCCGGCTTACCGTTGCGCGGTGACGGATTTGAAACGCAGTATTACATGAAGGAGATTGACTGATGGGCGACGTAGATGCAATTCTGAGTGAGCGCGGCTTACGTTACGGGCTGTTTAAAAACCACGCAAGCATATCGCAGAAACTCAAATTTGAGATGCAGGTCCATGAAGGTTGGAACCGATTGGATAGTGACCAACGTGAGGCGCTCGAGATGATTGCTCATAAGATCGCCCGCATACTAAACGGCGATCCTGACTATGCAGATTCATGGGTTGATATTGCCGGCTATGCGCAGCTTGTTGCAGGCCGCCTTAGTGGAATTGTCCGATGAGTGTACCTAAAGTTCTGACACCTGAAGACCTATCACCGCTATTGCGTAGAACCGCAGCAACAATTAAGGTTGATGCTAGACGCCGGCCAGAGTCACTGCCACCGAGGCTTAGAATACCGGGCAGCGGCAGACTGCTGTGGCTGGAAGACGATGTTATTGCATGGTTAAAAACTTGCCGGGTAGGTAAATGAGACGCATCAGACCAGACGGGGATTTTGTTGCAGCTTATGCGAACCGCATGAAGCAGCTATTGCACGAGCGTGCGGCACTGCCTCATGAGGAGCTCGAGTATTTAGTTGAGGCGATCTCCAAGCTAAAGGACGAGCGGCTTAAAACCTGTGTTGCTGAGCTGATTGGATGGGGTGACGAAGAGCGTGCAGAGATCGAGACCTTCGTTGCCATTGCGCTGGAGGTAATGAAGCGCACGAACGTATCAAAGCTGCGTGAGTGTGCGCAGATTGTTGAGATTAAATATTGGGTAAAAAATGACGGACAGAGTAAAGACGACACTCGCGGTTGACATGTCTACGGGTGAGCGGTTCTGTACCCACTGCGCCTCGCGGCGGCCACTGCGTACAGGTGGCGAATGGGTACATAGCAGGGATGGATTAACGCGCCGCTGGAAATGCGGAGAGTGCTGGCAAAAGATAATAGAAAGACGCAATGACCGAAATCGCTCAAGTAACAACTGATCAGCTGTATTTTAGAGACCCTGATATTGACCCACCTCCGCGTGCGGTTAGCCTGCTGCTATTGAATCCCGGCGGTGTGCTGATCGTGGGTAATTGGACTGATGATTGTTTAGGCTGGTGTCCAAAGCCACGCATCCCTCGCAGCATCAAAGACAAAATTACAGGAGAAAAGAGATGATCATACGAGCAGCAGAGATGACAGCGCCTCTTGGGAAAAGAGGCAGGTCTGCAAGCAGAAGTCATGTGCTGTTTGACTATTTGATTGAAACCTACAACCTGAAAAACAATGCCGGTTTAGCCCAAGCCATTGGTTTTCTTGAGCCGACAGTTAGTCGGATACGAAATAAAATACTTCCTATCTCAGCGGCTACGATCCTCGCCATCCACGATGCAACTGGGATGACAATAGCAAAGATAAAAGAACTGGCAGCTCAATCATGAACTACCTTGTTCTTCTATTTATCTTAGGCTCGACGTTAGTCGGTCTCGGGGTATTCTGCGCTGCGATATGCGCAGCGGTTTACCTGATGAGTGAGAACTGATTACTTCTCCGCTTCTCGTACCATGTCGTTTAGTTTCTTCATCTTGCTGGTGATTTTTGTATTAACAATAGCAATCGATTCTTTAGACGCATCACGCTCCTTTAATTCTTTTAAGCGTTTACGCAAATCTTTAATATCGGATTCTATTGAGTTTGCCTTTTCGTATAGGCGTGCTTCCGGGTTGTCTTGGTAGTAGGTGCCAATACTTTCGCGGCGTTTTTTACGACCTTCGATTTCAGCTTCGTGTTGGTTAAGCTTAATTAGGTTGTCGTAAAACTTACCGGAGATATTGGTAGTAGCGTCAGCGTCGCCGTAAAATCTGCTGACAATCGGCATCTTATTTGGAGCAACTTCTTCGCCTTTGATTGCGCCAGTAACTGACTGTTCTATTTTCATTACCTCGCGGCCAACGCCGCCAGTAGCTTGGCCAATCAAGTAATCGATCTGGTCAGGTGTTGGGCTAAGCAATCCGGGTTTGAAGTCGGTGCCGCCTGTCGCAAGGTTCATGTAATACGACAGTTGCTTTGAGAACCAACTTGCTGAATCTTTTGTACGGGTATAGCCCGGCGTTGGGGCCAACTCGCTACGGTCTTTCTTCGCAATGTTCTTACCTGTAAAGTCTTTGTTCTCAGCCAGCGCAGCTATTGGATCAACGATTGTTGGGGCTAGGGTTTGCACGCTCCAACCTGAGTTACCAATCGGGTTGAAAGCCTCCAGAAAAGCACTGGTAATCTGACCAATTCGTTTTGGCGTATTCTTAAATCCCGACAGCGCCCACTCAGTCATTACCCGACTGGTATTCGGTATGACGTTAAAGCCCAAGGGCATTGGCAGGGTTATGTATTTACGGCCAATACCTACAGGGATGACTAGGTTGCGCTCTTTAATAAAGTCAGGCGGTTCATCATCGTCAAACCCGGCGGCAGCTAACAGAAAAGCTTGCGCCGTACCGATCATTAAACCGCCAGCAATAATCTTCTTACCTGCCGGACCGCGCAAGGTTTCAGTTAAACGTGCGGTGCCTTGGATCGCGGCGTTAAAGAACGCGTACCATGCGCCAGCCTGCGTGGCTATCTGGCCCTTACGGTTAAAGTTAACGGTAAGGTTCTTCGCAATACTAGCGGCTTCTTCCTTGGACAGGCCATTGTCCAGAGCAACCTTGTAAGCAGACAGACGAACCGCGTTCTCCATAGTTTGGTTGTAGTCTGACAGCCAGTCAAAAAGAGGCGCCGCTGTTTTGCGTGCAACTTCCATTGGTACTTTTAAGGTACCGTTAGCAGTAAACACTTTGCCTAAAGGCGAGCTTGCCCACGACGCTGGATCAAGCATCCGCTGCAAAGCTTTTGCACGATCTTCTGAATTGACGAACTGATCGCGGTAACCTGTCTGGCCACCCACCTGTTGAAACTCGTCCCACAACTGAGCATAAGAATTAGTTGGCGCAGGACGGCCTTTGCGCTCCGCTCTTGTGCCTTGGTAAATTCCTCGCATCGCGGAGAATACGCCGGCCGCAACGGCCTTTTGTTTGCCAGCAATTGATGTTGTGGACAGGTTAAACATCGCGCCTTTGGAGTCGCGAATAAAGTTAATCGCGCCAAAGATTGGGTTGTACTGAGTGTTAACTTGCGCAAACCAGCGCGTAGCCGGGGCAATAAAGTTTGCGGTGATGTAGCCCAGCTGGTCAGCGTCAAGGTTCTTTAGGGCCGAAGCCATGCGCTGTGAACGCTCATCGTTAGCGTTGAAGAATACGTATTTTTCTACGCCGTCAACGCGGGTCGAAAGCACCATCGGGTTTGAACGAATAGCCGGGTTAATCCGTTCGGCCACAAGGCCGGTATTCGGATCAACGTAACGCTGCTTCGGTTCCTCAATAATGTTCTTCGCGTCTAGCGGACTGATACCCAAAGTCATTAGGTCAGCCATTGCCCGGTTCGGGTCTTTCTGCCCAGCCGGGTCAACTGCTAACCAGAAATCCGTGTTCGGGTTCTGGACAGCTAGCCCGTAGAGCGACATTGCAACCCGGTTCTTTTCTGCTCTGACAATCGTACGCTCACGTTGCATGGCAATGTTTGCGAGGATATCTACTACGGCTTTCTTTGAGCCCATTGCGCGGCGACTAGCTCCACCCTTAACGCTATAGCCTTGGCCAGTGCGCATACCGCCGGCACCTTGCGTACTGAAATCGATATCGTCACGGAACAACGGCACGTAATCTGAGTAAGCTTTTTCCCATGAATCAACAATATCTTGGGATTCAAGACCGGAGTTAACCAGTAAGTCGCGAGTGTTCTGATTGATTGAGTCAACTTGCGCAGCCAATGCCGCGAAGTCGCGTCTTTGGTCAGGAGTTAAGCCGGCAAGATAAGCCTGCGCATCGGCAGTATCAATGCCCGATCCGCCGTCCAGCATTCTTGGATTGACCTTTGCAATTTGCTTGTTGCGCTCTTCGGCATGGCGGTTATGCAAATACTCTTCAAATTCAGGAAGAGTGACGTTGCGCTTCTGCATGTCTTCAACCAACGGCCGAAGCTCTGTCTGGAGAAAGTCAGTAGTTTGCTTTGCAGTGCGCCCGTGAAATAACTCTTCCTGTAGGTAAGCATTCCAGTCATTGTCGATCTTTCCGCTAGACTGAGTAATAGCCTCGATGACACGCTTAGTGTCGATCTGTTTATTCTGCAGGCTATAAATTACATCGTCTGCTTTAGTCTGAAGCGGTGCAGTCCAGTTGGCCAATGGCGCTGGCTGCGAAAAGATATTACGCGGGCTAAAGCTTACGGTGTCTCGCTCTCCGCCAAGCTCGCGCCGCCTTTGAACGCCTTCTCTACGCCGGCCTTCAGTCGGTGCAGCTTTAGTCGCAGTGCTTCCGGGACCGGGCGTGTAGCCTTCGAGCGTGGTTCTGCTGATGATGCCGCTGATTCGGCCGGCTTCGTACTCTTCATTGGTGACATCTATTAACCTCTCTTTCAACCCCTCTACCTTAACACGAGGGATACTTGCAAGTGGCGCAACTTCTGCTCCATCTGGGCCACGGGAGTTATCAATTGCAACAATCTCAAAAGCCGGATCGTCGCCGAAAGTTTCCTGCAACTTGCGGATGGCTTCACTGGAACCGGCATGCCCTTTGACCAAGGCAGCGACTGGGACTGTGCGCCCGGTCTTCATTGCTCTTGGGAATACGCCGTTCTTTACGGCCTCTGCTGGGTCGCGGTAGACGTAGGAGATGAGCACGCCATGACCGGCGTCGAGCGCCAACTGGACACGCCTCTTCGCGCTGTCGTAGCTGGACATGGTGCCGTCGTAAACGATGTCCGCTGCATTAAGGCGGTCGCCTAAGAACTTCTGCACGCTAGACTTACCAGCTCCACCGCCGCCAGCCATGAATGCTACGACTCCGTTCGGGCCAATCTCTTCAACGCGCTTTGCGTAAAGCTTGTCGATGAAATTACCTACGGCCTCATGCACCTCGGACGCACGCGAACGATCTGCGCGGTACTCTGGCGACAGCTCTCGAGCAATGTCAGCGTCCAACACCTTACCGCCGTCTGTGCCCTTGAGGTTGTTGTACTCTTCGGTTAATGCATCGAAGTCGTTATCGACGCGGTCTTGCAAGGCGTCGCCGATGTCGCCTTCACGACGTTGGAAGCGGATGTCTGGATTGGTTACATCAAACGTGCCGACGTTGCCAGTGGCGGATTTGATTTGCTCAGGATCAAAGGCAATAAAGACGCGATGTTTTACGCCGTCAGATTTCACACGACCGCCACCCATGTGAGTAATGCCATCGAAACCCATACTACGCAGACCCTCTTGCATCATCTCAGCGCCTTCGTAATCGGGTACCTGCTGATCAATGATCATTTCTTCGGCTGCTCGATACCAGCTTTCGTTGGTGGTCCCACCATTGTGATACGCGTCAATGCCGTCGAATTGTTCTTTCCATGCACTAGCGTCTGCCAGTGAGTCCATATCCAGAGGGTTCTTGATTGAAAGAAACACGGGGTAGACACTGGGGCTAGAGCCTCGTCCCTTGTTGCTATAGCTGCTTGCCACACTCGGGTCTGCTGTAAAGTACCCGCCCATGCCCATCAGTCCGTAGTTCGATGCGTAAGTATCAAAGTACGTAAAAGCCTCGCCTGATTGATCAGCGTTTGTTCCGTGATACACCACCAGCGGCTCGCCGTTAACATCCACTACTTTGCTGTCTTTA